TACGTAAAGACGTTTGCTTTTCCCTTGGTGTTTACCAAAAGCACCAGACCATGTTGGATACTCATGGTCTCCTGCTTGAAAGTGCACCCAAACGCCTTGACCAATATCAGGAACTTCAGTGCTGATATTTGCAGGCTCTATAGGCCATACCCAATCTGTAAAATGACCAACAGAAGTAGTTAATTCTACTTGCAAACGTCGTTGTTTTTTAGGGTCTCTGTTGTTGACTACTGTAGCCCTATAAACACCAGCAAAAACTTGTCTTCCTACTGACATTAGGAAATAAGTCCAATGCTTATACTTTCTTCTTTAATTCGAAAAATCTCATTTGATGCTCCTGTTAAAGTATTTAAACCAGAATCCAAGGCTCTATGCAAGTTAGTTAATTTAGCAATTTGTAAACCACGAACGTTGTTATTTAAAGTTGTTTCAATATCTTGAACGTAAATTTTTTGCGCAAAAGAATTGTAATAATAACCATAGTAAGTTGTAAGTACAGATTTAATGGACGCTTCAACTTCTGCAGTAGTGTATTGAGGTTGTTTTGCATATTGAACAGTTAATACAACGTCAACATAAACTGGTGGTTGAACTGTTAAAGTAGTTCCAATCAAAAGACGAGATTCTAAACCACTTAAAACATCTGCAGCCAAAGTTGTATACTCACTTGTTGGGCTTTGGGCTTCATCAAGTCCAGGTTGTAAATCTGGGTCATTTTGGTTTCTTGATGGTGCAACATACAGAGTAACTGATGTCCAAATACTAGAAACAGCGTTTGCTTTACCGCAATTTGTAATCCCAAGAGCAAGGCTATTAAAATCATCTAAAGTTACTGCACGTGTATTTGCACGAAGAGTAAGAGGTGCTGCATAACGAATTTGAGCCAAAGATTCTGGGTCAGAACCACCGACTGCTACTGAATCATTTGTAACTGTAACAAGCGCTTGTAATGCAATTACATCATTAGTTGAATATCCAGGAACAAAATCAATGTTTGTAAGAATTCCAGTTGTAACGTTTCCAAGAACTCCTCCACCTACTGTGTACAAAACACGTATTTCTGAAAAGTTTACTGGAATTGCTCCAGATACACCGTCGCCAAAGTTAACGTAAAGATTATTGTCCGCATCACTTGTTACAGTAAATACTTGGTCAAAAGGATTGCTATCTACTAAATGTTGAACTTGGCGCCATTTAGAGTAAGCCGAACCACCTTGTACGTAAACACTTAAGGAACTATCAACTGCTGGTGTTTCTCCCAAAACAAAAGATTGATTTGGAGTTCCATTTGAAGTGCCAACAAGTTCACCATACGTATTTGAATAGTCTGAAACTAAAGTGACATTTCGTCCTTCACTTGCAGTCATTTCTGCAATGCCATTATCAATTGCTGGGTCAATAACAACATCGTAATCAGTTGTAAAATAAATAGTGTTTACAACATCTCCAGTGATAACATCCCCAGAAACAACGGTACCTTTAGGAACTGTTATGACATCTGTTTCAGAAGAATTTGTAAATGTTAAAGTAACTGTTGCTTGTCGGTAACCAGAAGGTATATAACCGTATGCTTGAGCAATGTTTACAACACTATCTCTTTGAGTAGCCGTAGAAATAAAAGATTCATTTATATTTCGGTCAATGTAGTAAGACATTAAATCGCCCATATAAGCAAAGGCTTCAACTAAAGCAACACCAAAATCAGCAGAGTTTGTTGCAGACCATTCTGGTATGCGGTCTTGAACACGGGCAATTAACTGTTCACGAATTGAGTAGTAATCACGACCTGTATAGTCTAAAGAAATAGGGATATCACTTGGTGGGACGATGCTCATAAGTTCTCCTGTACTGAGATGTTGTTGCCGTTAATATAGGTTATAGCAATTACTGTGTTTGTAACTTCCCCATTAGGAAGTCCATAGACTATGCTTACGCTTGTTGTTCCTGTGTACTCATCAAAGGAAACATCTACTTTATCAAAAGTAAGTAATTCTAATTGAGTTTGAAAGGCTCTTTCAACTTCGTTTTCTATTAATGTTGTTGCATCATCTGCAGTTTGCATAAAGGTAGATGGAATTAAAGTTCCAAATTCTGGGTCTAAAATTCTTTCGTTTAAATTTGTACCTATTACAAATCTAACCCTATCTTGCCAAATTTTTGATTGAGAAGTTGTTGTAGAAACGCTTCCGTATGGGTCAATAGAAAAAGGCAAAATCAATGCTATTTCAGCCATTATTTACCTACCCATCTGCTGAGGTTTGTTTTGTAACCTCCACGTGTTTGTTTTACTAAAGGTTGTCTAGCACGTATTGTAGGGGTTGAAGGCGCTTGTTTTCCTCCTGTAGCCATTTCATAAGCAACATCTCTTGTTGGAATTGTTGTTGCTTGAGTTTTGCGAAATACACCGCCTTTGTTTTTACCTAACCCATCAGTCATACAGGTAAAGTTAACGGTGTAACGACCATCGTAAGTAACAAAATGTTCTACACTTTTAACTACCCAAAATCCGTCTGTTTCGGTTCCAGTTCCACTAATTTCAATAGTTTTATATGGAGAAATACGTGGGTCTCCTTGACCTTTACCAGAACCGTGCATAGAAAATCTAGCAAGATGAGCCATTCCTTCAGAAAGTTCTTTAGCCATTGCTTTTGTTTCTGCAACAATTGTGGTATTTACTTCGTCAAATAAAGCATCAACAGTATTTGTCCTAATGTTTTTTCCAACTTGTGTTGGTTTTGCGGTATAACTATGACTTTTACCTGTTATGGGGTCAATTCCATGGATTGTTTTGTTGCTCTTAAATGACATTCCAGTTTCCGATAAATCACCAATTTTTGCAGTAAATTGGTCTAAAGTTTGTGCATCCAGTGTAATTTCGGAACTAATAGTTCCGTCATTGTACGAGTAAACAGGTATTACAGACATAAATTGGTCAATTAATTTGTCAATTCTTTGAAAGTACAACGTAGTACCGTCTACATAAACGTGAAATCCAATTCTATTGGCTAATTCTTGTATTTTTTCCCATTTAGTAATTCCAACTAATGATTGCATTCCAAATCTAACGTTACTTTTGTCTACTACTGCTTTAAGTTTATACTGTTTGCAAATATCTTGAACAATTTCTGAAGCAGTTTTATTTTTCCAAATTTTATTTCCACCTTCTTTAAGGGGAAAAGAAGCACCGACGCCACGCAATGTAGCATTACGTTTTACAGTTGCTTGAGACACAGTATCTCCGTTGTAAACATAGCCTACCCATTCATTTTTTGCATACTTAGTATCCCACTGTACTTTAAACAAAACTCCAGTTTTTAAAGCCTTTTGAAAATGATTGTCAAAAGACCCGTAAGATATCTCAATAACATCTTGTTTTCCTTGAGTTTGAGTTAATCTAAACCATTGTGGTGTTAGTTTAAAGGTTGGAAAATCTGGAAAAGTAATTTGAAAATTTGTACCGTAACGGTTTTGTGTTCTAGTATTCACGAGGAATCCTTAACTGAATTCCAGGTTTTAAAGAAAAAGGGTTAAGAACTTCAGGATTAATATCCATAATTTGCCACCACAAGTGTGGTTTACCTAAAGTTTTTGTAGCAATTCCTTCAATTCTATCGTTTTCAGTTACCTCATAGTAATAGTAAGAGGTGTTGTAAGTAGGAAATGTACGAAAAACACTTAACATATAATCACTAGATTTAGGTTCTTGTGCTACAAAAAGAGTTCCATCTGAATATCTGCTGTCTAAATAAATCATTTTTTAGGGTCCTTTTTAGTAGGTCCATCCCAGTAACGCATACAAGAGAATGAAACTTCAGAAAAAATTGGCACCATTGAGTTTGAAAACATTTTGTGTGAAACTTCCATATTAGTAACTCTTACACGATAACGAAGTTTTTTTCCTAAATGTAATTCTACTGGTCGTACAGGTAGCCAACCTGGGTCTTTTGTTTTACCCATTAAAGTACTGTCATAGTTAGCAGAAGCAGCAAAACCATGCATTGCACGAAATAAATACTCTAAATCGTACATTGTTCCTTTTTGAGCAATATTCATACGTTCTTCTACACTTACATCAATTGAATATGGGTTTTGAACAAAAGCACGGTTATATTCTCCACCAGAATCTAATATTGCTAAATCTTGAATACGGTTTAGTATAATAGTAAAGTTAATTGTTGAAGCAAATAAATTTGCAGACATTGGAACTGCTGGGTCTAAATTTGCTGCTTCAAAAACTGGGTTTGCTCCCATCACTCCAGCCCAACTCATGTTTAGTGTGGTTGGGTTATAGTGAAACTTAAACCCATAATAGTTTGGGTCAAATGGACGCTTGATAGCATCTGCTGCTTTTTTAGAGTCAGCCTTAAACGCTGCAGTGTTAATTTGACGGTCCATTTGAAATGTTCCTTTACCGCCGTAATTAACCCACCAAAAATTTCTTGCATCTCCTTCTCCAGCGGGTCCAGCATCTAGTGGTCGTGGAAGGTCTCCAGTTTGTAAAGCATTAAGCGTGTTAATCATTGGAGCGTTAAATTTCCAAACTCCATTGTAAGCATCTTCTGTTTTATCTTTTTTAATTTTTGAATTGTTATTTACAACTTTTGCTTTTTCAAATTTATCTTGAGCATCTTTAATTTGTCCTTCATAAACCTTAGCCAAAAGATAATTACTACTTATTTTTGCTTTAATTTCGTTTATTTTAACAGTAAATTTTGCAACATTAACAGTGTTGTTTTCTGCTTTTGCTTCATTTAACTTGTCATACCATCCAAAAGGGCCATTTAAATCGTTGTCAAGCACTTTATTAGCCTTGTAATAGTAGTCAGCAGTATTACCAGCAAGTCCTTTTGCTTTTATTTTAGCGTCATCTCGTGCCTTTTTTGCAGCCTCATACTTGGCTTTACCGCCATATTGCCCGTAAAGTTTATAGTTTGGGTCTGGAGGAGTAAGTCTACCTGCCATTTTTACCTTCCTCCAATTGCAGAAATTTCATTTTTATCTTTTAAATATGTTTCAACTTTTTTTGCCCAAATCATTGCTTGAGCATCAGAAACATCGTGTAGATATACATTAAAGTTTACAACGTTAGACCCACCAGATGAAGAAGAAACTCCAACAGAAGTAGTAGACATACCGTCCATAGAACTTGTGGTTGGTATACCAGGGGCTCCTGGTGTTCCTCCGCCTTTAAATCCTTTGTAAGAATTTTGTCCTGTTTTACCAGTTACCCAAGCCGAATTACTAATGGCATTTAAAATAGTTTCAGTAGGAGCACCACTTTTTAACGCTCCTACAATTGCGCTATAACCACGAGCATCAGCATTTTTTCCAGTCAAGGTATTTACAGTTGCTTGAACACCTTCATCCCAAGAATTATAGCGTTTTACTCCAACACTATTCATGCTTTGAGAATTACCCATATCGAGGGTTGTGTTTAATGGGTTAAAACTTGCGCTGTTATTCCAGTGACCGCCTTCTCTGCTTTGCCAAGTTGTTAAAGCAGTAACGTTGCTGTCATTAACTGGAGCACCAAGTGCCGTAAGTAGTTGTGATGCCCAAGTTTGTTTGTCTCCAGTGCCTTTTGAAAGAGACATCGAGCCGCCATTAGATACATTCATTACTCCACCTAAAGCATCCCCAGCGTTAATAACACCCGCAAGAGCATTTCCAGCAGAAATACCCATTGTTTGAGTTATAGAACTTGCAGAACCACTAATAGGTAATCCAGCACCAATTAATTCAGATGGGTTTACTGGATTATTATTTCCGTGCCAAACTTCGTAATGCAAATGTGGGCCAGTAGCATTGCCTGATTTACCAGATTTACCAACTTCTTGTCCTTGAAGAATACGACTTCCAGGACTTGCTTGTTTGCTACTTAAGTGTGCATAGATGGATGAATAACCACCATCGTGGTCAATAATTACTGCTTGACCATAATCAGCGCTTAAAGTTTTATCTGAAACAATTCCTTCTTTAACTGCAACTACAGAAGTTCCTGATTTAACGTTGTAGTCAGTTCCTTGGTGTACTCCACCAGTACTATCCCAGTTACCACCCTGTGCATCACGAGCACCATAGCCTGCAGAAATTAACGTACTAGAATATTTTCCTGAACCTATATTGCGCCCACCAAAAGAAGAGCCGTACCCAGGAGTTCCTCCTCCGCCTTTAATGTCAGGACTAAAAGCAAGCGCAGCACTACCAGCAACCAGTAATGGATTTGCCGTAGCAACTCCCGCAACTATTCCTATTCCACCAAGTATTTTTTTACCTGCGTTAAATACGCCAATTCCACCTTTTTTAACGGCAGCACCTTGTGGGTTACCACTTAGTCCATCCATATAACCTTTAAGTAAAGCCATTGATGCAATAGTGTCTTTCATAACGTTATTAAAGGTTTCAATAGTTCCTGCAGCGGCACCAAGACCAGAGATGGTGTTCTTTTCAGCAGCGCCTTGAATCATCGTAGAAGAAGTGTTTGCTCGAAATAATGGGTCAAATGGGTTTTGGTTACCACTAGCAGATTTAGCAGATGCAAGGTCTGGATTTTTACCTGCAGCAATGTCAACAAAGGCTTGGCTAATCATTTGTTGTTGGTCAGCACTCATGCCTAATCCCTGCAAGTTTAACCCAGCATAACCACTACGAATAGATGCTTGAACGCTTTTTGGAGTTGCTCCATTTGGAAACATTGTTTTGTAAAGTTGTGTTGCAATATCTCCAACGCTTTTAGCGTTACCCTTCATGTCCATAGTTGTAATGCCATATTGGTAAAGATTGGCAGACATTGGTCCACCCTGTAAGCCAGCAATTGCAGATGCAGCATTTTCATTCTGCATTCCAAGATACTTAGCAGCCCCACCAACTTGACGTGTTGCAGAGAGGTAATCAACACCACCTGGAGCATACCCAGCATTAGCAAGAATATTTCCTACGTTAGCGTCAGAGCCAATACTAGTAATACCACCACGAAGAGCGCTAAATGTTGCACGCTCTAAACCAGCACGACCCATTCCAGGAGAACGAAGTGCTGCTTGATAGTAAGACCCAGCACGATTTACAACACCAGAAGAGTCAGGAACTGCGTTGTACATAGCACCGCCAACTGCAGTGGCTGCTTGTAAAGCACCAGAAGCAATGCTAATTCTGCCCATTTGAGCAAAAGACCCTGCTCCTGCTAAAGCACTAAAGTTTGCTCCGCCACCATTAGGGGTTTTTGAAGGAGTACCGTTATTGCCTTTGCCGCCTTGTCCTCCACCGTCCATGCTAGTAACAGGTGGTGGAGTGTTTAGGTATCCAAATGAAGCACCAAGGCGATTGCTTCCAGCACTGCCGTTGCCTCGTTGACCGCCGTTGTTAAGTGCTCCACGAACAGCAGAGAAAATACCAACAGAGTCTTTACCCGCCAACGAGACGGCAACGTGCATCTTGTTAATCTGGTCAGTAAGTTTGGAGATGTCAGCGGTTAATGCTTTTACATCTGCGGCGTAACCCATGTCATCTCCTTAACTCTTTAACTGGTGTACTTGTAACCAGTTGTCTCTTTCTCTAGGTGACAAAGCCTGTATCTCTGTCAACGTCCATCCCGTATAAAGTTCTGTTAACTTTCTCCACTCAGTGAGTAACTGAGTATAAGAAATTCTGCTAGAACCGAAATAAGGTACCTAAACTAATAGGAACCCGTACCTCGCCTTCACAGTCTGGGCAAGCAAGTGTGAGGTCCTCAAACTGTGGTCCACATACACGCTTGTTGATTTCGTCAACAAT